CCGTTCAACTTATACCCAGCTGCCGATTCAAGCTATATCGATGATGGATACTTGATTCAAAGGCATAAGCTCCATAAGCAAGATTTGCAAGCCCTGATTGGGGTTGAAGGTTATAGCGATGCGGCTATCCGTGGCGTGCTTGATGATTACGGTCGTCAAGGCTTGCGTGACTGGATTTACGTGGACATGAACAAGGCTTCGGCTGAAGGTAAGTCCACAATGGGCGTTCAGCAAAACCCATCGGAATTGATCGATGCGCTTCAGTTCTGGGGAAGTATTCATGGTCAATTGTTGCTCGACTGGGGCATGACTGAGGAAGATATTCCTGACCCATTACTCGATTACGCAGTGGAAGTTTGGACAATTGGTAACTGGGTTATCAAAGCTGTTTTGAATTCAGACCCCATGGGTCGTAAACCCTACTACAAAGCGTCCTACGAAGAGGTTCCTGGCGCTTTCTGGGGCAATTCGATATGTGACCTAGCACGTGATACTCAAGACATCTGTAACGCTGCTGCACGCTCTTTAGTGAACAATTTATCGATCGCTTCTGGCCCTCAAGTTGTTTACAACATTGACCGTTTGCCACAAGGCGAGAATTTGACTCAGATGTTCCCATGGAAGATTTGGCAAGTCACTTCCGACCCATTGGCTGGTTCAGCACCACCCATGCAGTTCTTCCAGCCAGAGTCTCTTGCACAAGAGCTCATGGCGGTCTATGACAAGTTTTCTGTTTTGGCTGATGAGTACACAGGCATTCCACGTTATATGACGGGAGACAGTGCTACAGGCGGCGCAGGACGTACGGCTTCGGGTATGTCTATGCTCATGGGCAATGCTGGCAAGTCTATCAAGCAAGTTGTATCGAATATCGATAAGAATGTGACTCAGCCTTTGATCGATAGGTTGTTCTTCTACAACATGAAGTACAGCGATGATCCTGATCTTAAAGGTGATGTCAATATTCGTGCCCATGGCGCTGAAGCCATCATGCTCAAAGAGCAAGCCCAGCAACGTCAAGCCCAGTTCTTGCAGTTGGCTCTCCAAAGCCCCATCGTCCAACAAGTTGTTGGCATGGACGGCATCGCAGAGTTGTTGCGTCAGTCTGCTAAGAATCTGGAACTTAACCCTGATAGAATTGTTCCACCTGTTGAGGTCATTAAACAAAAGATGGCTCAACAGCAACAAGCACAAGCCATGGCTGCTTTGCAAGCTGCGGCGCAACAGAGTGGTCAGGCACAGGCGGGGGGAACCCCTCCAACACCACAAAGCGGGGCTCAATTGATGAATGGAGCCCCAGTTACTAACACATTCGCTCCGCAAGAGGGAATAGCTAGTTGACAAAGTTCATTCATCGTAGATAATCTAACCCAAGCTATAGGAGATTTCCATGAAAGTTGAAGAGAAAAAAGGTTTTACCGAGAAGAACGATGGTCCTGGCGAATACAAAACCATGCGTCGTAACGAAGGTGAAGGTAAAGAATACAGCCAAGAAACTTTAGGCGGTGAAATGTCTAAAGGCCCTAAAGAACAGGGTACTGGTGGCGAAGACGGCAATAATTTTGCACTTGGTAAGCGTGGCGGAAAAGAATTCGCTGTGGAAGAAGCCAAGTACGAAGGAATGTGCAAGTAAGTGGTTAGAATTGACGAACGAGTAGCAAGAGGATTCTCACTGTTACGTTCCGAAGAATTCAAACCTCTGGTAGAATTCTTAAAGGCTAGACGCATGGACACTCTTGAAAGTCTAGGCGTAGAGCAAAATGAAGGAATGAAGTCTAGGCTGCAAGGCCGAAACTTAGAACTCAAGGAAATTCTTGAGTTCATTGAAGATGCTGGCAGTTTGCTAGCAAAAACCCGCAGACTTTGAGCAGACCGTTAAGTCGGAGCACAGAGTCACAATTGAAAATTTAAACCAAGTAGCAGACCGTAAGCGAACAAGGACAGACCGTCAAGGCGGAGTCCCTAAGCGTAGTCGGAGCGAAGGAGATAGAAAATGGCATTGCCAAAAGCAGTTCAACAACAAGTCGATGAAGCAGATGCATTAGTTGCACAGTTAAATGGTCAGACCGAAGACAATGCGGAGACTAATCCAAATAACCAACAACCTGATCCTCAACCCGCTGAACCGCAGCCGCAGCCAGTTTCGCAAGAGCCAGAATCAAAGCCTCAAGTTTCTGAAGATGTATGGGAACGCAAGTACCTAACATTGAAAGGAATGTATGACGCTGAAGTGCCTAGATTGCATCAGCAAGTTCGTGAGATGAATGCGCAAATAACGCAGATCATTGCAGAGCGTGCCGCAGCCCAAGCAGTTCAAACTCAAACTGAGCCGCAGAAGTCTACTCTTATCACTGAACAAGACAAAGAAGCCTTTGGGCCTGATTTGTTGGATTTAATTGACAGAGCAACAGAGGCTAAAGTTTCTGAATTAAGAACTAGAGAATCTCAGTTGAAGTCAAAGATTGCTGATCTAGAAGGTAAGCTTGGTAATGTAACGGAACGTCAAGGTGTATCTGATAAAGATAGATTCTTGTCTTCTCTTGCGCAACAAGTTCCAGATTGGGAATCAGTTAATGTTGACCCAGGATTTTTATCTTGGTTAGCAGAAGTTGATCCTGTATATGGAATCCCAAGACAGTATGCCGTGAATAATGCATATGAAAACCTTGATGCAAAACGTACTGCTGATATATTTAAACAATATAAAGCAACGCTAGCACCTGTTCAGCAACGCCAACAAAACAAGACCGTAGAACTTCAGCGTCAAGTAGCACCGACTCGCTCGAAAAGTTCACCTACACCTGCTGCTTCGGACAATAAAGGTATTTGGGATCAAAACCAGATTACCCAGTTTTACGAGGATTGGCGGAGGGGTATGTTGAATGAAACCGAAGCGGCTCAAATGGAAAAAGATATCCATGCAGCCATTGCTGAAGGTCGTATTAGATAGTACACCCACATTGGTTGCATCCCACAGTTTTGTTTTTTAAAGGATGTAAATCATGTCAACAATTACCGCAGCAGCAGCCTATCCCATTAACTCTGGTGGCTTTAATAGCCCCGCTGGTCAGGTTGCCTACTCAGGCACAGCCTATTCTGGTTCCTTTATTCCAGCCCTTTGGTCTGGTAAATTGGCACAAAAATTCTATGCCGCTACCGTTTTCGGTGAAATCGCTAATACCGACTGGCAAGGCGATATTACTGGCATGGGCGACACAGTGATTATCAACACAATCCCCACGATCAACATCTATGCTTACAGCGTTGGTCAGAACTTGAACTATGACGTTCCTGCTCCTAGCACCATCACATTGACCATTAACCATGGTAAATATTTCGGTGTTAACGTGAACAACGTTCTTGAGTTGCAAGCCAAGCCCAAGTTGATGGACATGTTCACTAATGACGCTGCAATGCAAATGAAGATTCAGATCGACAAGGACGTGTTGTATACAAACTTCAACCAAGGTTCTGCTTCTAACCAAGGCGCAACAGCTGGTGCTATCTCTGGTGCTTACAACCTCGGTACTGACCTTGCTCCTGTTACATTGACAGCTTCTAACATTCTGCAAAACATCACTGCTTTGTCTAGCGTGTTGGATGAGTCTAACGTTCCTGAGACTGACCGTTGGTTGATTATCACTCCTACAGAGCGTCAAATCCTCATGCAATCTAACCTTGCACAAGCCCAATTCATGGGTGACGCAAGCTCTATTTTGCGTAACGGCAAGATCGGTATGATCGACCGCTTCACAGTGTACGTTTCTAACTTGGTTCCAAGAGGTGCTGCTGGTTACAACTGGACAAACCCCAATGGTTCTACAGCTACAGAATCTAGCGCTCTTAAGCGTCACGCTGTTATTGCTGGTCACAAGTCTGCAATCACTTTTGCATCACAAATTGCTAAAGTTGAAAGCTTGCAAAACCCCAATGATTTCGGTACATTGGTTCGTGGCTTGAATGTGTATGGCACACAAGTTACTCAACCTAATGGCTTGGCATTGTTGGTAGCCGCAGGCTAATCACTCGCTAGATTGGTGGAGGGGCTTCGGCCCTTCCTACATTTCTTTTTATTAAGTGAGGTTAATATGTCAGTACTTGATGATTTAGTTGCTGCTGGTTTTTCTATTCCACAGGCGCAAGCTGTAATTGATGAAGATTCTTTAAGTAGCAACGTCGATGGCTTAGTGGCTGCTGGATTTACAACAACTGAAGCTCTAGCTATTCATGGCTATGATGCTTCTAACAGCGCAGCAAACTCCGACAATATCGTGCAACAAGGCATTTGGTTTGGGCCAGCTCTTACTGCAATTCTTGAAGCACTTGCTGTGACACCATAAGATATGGGAACAATTACCGCTGGAACTATTGTTGGTCAAGCTGCAACTCAGCTTACTGATATTGCCAATGTCCGTTGGACACAGGCGGAATTGCTCCAATGGTTGAATGCTGGTCTTCGTCAAATTGTGACGATACAACCTAATGCTACTTCAAAGCTCAGTGTTGTAACTTTAGTTGCTGGAACAAGACAGCTGATTCCTACCGATGGATGGATGCTTCTTCGTGTTCATAGAAATATGGGAACAAACGGTACAACTCCAGGACGAGCCATTCGTGTTGTTTCCCGTGAAATCCTAGATGCTTTTAATCCTTATTGGCATACTGATACATCTACTTTAGAAGTCAAAAATTTTATTTATGATATTGAGGATCAAGCTGCTTTTTACGTTTATCCACCTAATATTGGTGGGCAACAAATTGAATTAAATTATTCTCAACAACCAACTGATTTGACATTAACTCAAGTCATACCAATTTTTGATGTTTTTGCTTCTGCATTGCTTGATTACATTATGTATAGAGCATGTAGCAAAGACGCTGAATATGCACCAGGTTTGGCGCTTGCTCAAGCTTATTTGACTACATTTACAGCTGCTATTGCTGTCAAAGATAAGTCAGAAAAAGAAGTTGCGCCTGATAATGCTCTTAGTGGTCGTAACCCAGCTGTAAGGGGAAGTGATACATGAGTACCGAAGTTTCTTATGATGAGTTCATGCCTGAGATCATGCCTTATTTGCCTGATGTGCCTGAACTCGTGGTTACGCAAGCTATTCGCAATGCAACGATTGAGTTTTGTCTAAAAACCAGATACCTTCAAGAAAACCTGCCATCAGTTAGTCCAATTTACAATATTGGTACATATGATTTAGGTTCTTATCTGGATGGCACATACACAATTGCCGATGTGATTGAGGCATGGTACGGTGATGTTCTTTTGATTCCTAAATCAGTAGAGCAATTGACAAAAATTTACAGAGCCAATGATTGGCAAAATATGTTGGGGCAACCTTACTATTTTTTCCGCCGAACAAACCATGAAGTGACCATTGTGCCTAAGCCACAATTCTCAATGCCTCAAAGTCCAATGCAATTCTTGGTAGCTAAAACGCCTACCAGAGCCTCTACAACAGTTGATTATGCAATCTATGAGCATTTCCTAGAGCAGATATGTTTCGGCGCTCGTGCGAGGCTATATGGAACTCCTGGACAGCCTTATTATGATCCTAATGCGGCTCTCGACTATCGTAAACGTTTTTATGATGCCACAAACGAAGTTAGAGAACGAGTAAACCGTAGTAATTCACGTGCTGCTGTCAATGTTGAATATCAGAGGTGGGTATGAGTTCAGTCATTAAATTGGTTCAAGGTGATAGTCTTAGACCTCAAGTCCAAGCTACGATCACAGATGACAACACAGGTAATATTGTTGATATTACTGGGGCAACTTGCATTTTAAAATTTCGTGCTGTCGGAGCTACAGTATTAACAGATACTATTTCAGGCACAGTTTTAAATGGTACGGCTGGCACTGTTGTTTTTCCTATGAGTACATTGTCAATGGCAGGCCC